TTGATCTTTTTGCGGCGCAGACTCCCGCCTCTTTAGGCGGGGGTTAGCCGCCCTTTTTTGTAATTATATCGAGGTATAATTACAGGCATGAGTTCGAAGCGTGTACGACGGGCCTACCGGTTCCGTTTCTACCCCACGCCGCAGCAGGAGGAACTGTTGCGACGCACTTTGGGATGCGCTCGGCTTGTTTACAACAAGGCGTTGGCATTGCGTTCCGAATCTTGGACTCGTGACCGGAGGAACGTCACCTTCAAGGACACGAGCAGGATGCTCACCGAGTGGAAGCGCGACGAAAACCTGGGCTTCCTCAACGACGTGTCCTGCGTTCCCCTGCAACAAGCACTGCGTCACCTGCAACAGGCGTACGCGAATTTCTTCAACCATAAGGGCGACTATCCGACGTTCAAACGCAAGTCCCGGGGCGGATCCGCCTCGTTTACCCGGTACGCTTTCACGTGGAACGAGAGCAAGCGGGAATTGAAACTCGCCAAAATGAGGGAACCGCTGCCAATCCGATGGTCGCGCACCCTACCCAAAGGATGCGTTCCGTCAAGCGCGACCATCTCCCTGGATGCGGCGCAACGCTGGCACATAAGCATCCTCGTCGAGGACGCCGTGCGAGAGCTGCCCGCCTCGAATCGCAGCGTGGGCGTCGACCTCGGACTGGAATCGTTCGCCATCACCTCGGACGGCGAGAAGATCGGCAATCCAAGATTCCGCGCCAAGGAAGCCAAGCATTTGAGAAAAGCGCAGAAGAGCCTGTCGCGCAAACAGAAAGGAAGCAACAACCAGCGCAAAGCCCGACTGAAAATCGCCCGCATCCACGCCCGTATAGCCGACCGGCGTCGCGACTTCCTGCACAAGCTCAGCACCCGACTCATCCGCGAAAACCAAACGGTGGTGGTCGAGGACCTGAACGTGCAGGGCATGAGCCGACGATGCAAGCCGGTCCCGGACCCGAACCACCCCGGCCGGTATCTGAAGAACGGGCAATCCCGCAAGAAGGGCATGAACCGGAGCATCACCGACACTGGATGGCGTGAGCTTCGGAGCATGCTCGAATACAAGGCCGACTGGTACGGTCGCCAACTCGTCGTCATCGACCGCTGGTACCCGTCCAGCCAGACCTGCTCCACGTGCGGCAAACGCACGGGGCGCAAGGCGTTGAACATCCGCGAATGGACATGCCCATACTGCGGCACGCATCATGACCGGGACGTGAACGCCGCCAAAAACATCCAAGCCGCCGGACTGGCGGTCATAGCCTGCGGAGACGGCAGGACGGCGGAACGCAGGAACATGCGTCCCGCCGATCCGATCCGTCCGTGAAACAGGAAAACCCTATCGCGAGATAGGGAATCCCCCGCCTCTCCAGGCGGGGGAGGAAGTCAATTCAAGCAATGCGATCGGCAGCATTACCTCACTTGGCGATGCCTGCATAGTGGACGCCGAACATTCCAGCCACGCCGGAGCCGACCAGAGCGCAAGCGCCACCCATCACAGCCACCCACGACGGCACTTCAGGAACAGCACTCACGAAACTCAGCACCGCGCCGGCGATACCAACCAGACCGGAAACAAGATACGCCCACCTGCGAGTCGCGGCGTTGAACGTCGGAACGTAATCATCATTACCGTCCGGCACTTCGTTGGTAATCGCGGGAGCCTTGACCGGTTCCCCAGTATCAATACTCATAACAAACCTCCTAACGTACAGTCTAGTTGACGCGAATCGTCTGGCCAGCGTAGATCATATCAGGGTTGGCGATACCGTTCAACGCCACCAGATTGGGAACACTGGTACCGTACACTGCGGCGATACCGCTCAATGTGTCACCGGGCTGGATAGTGTATGTTGTAACGGACGGTGACGTTGTAACGTACGTTGCCGGTGCGCCGCCCGGCACTTTCAACACCTGACCGGGATAGATCAGATTCGGGTCGGCAATACCGTTAAGCTGCTGGATGGTCTGCCATGAAGTCCCATACTTGGCGGCGATACCACTCAACGTGTCCCCCGACTGCACCGTATACGTGCCGCTACCGGGCTGAACCGTATTGGCGGTGCCATTGATCTTCAGCACCTGACCCGGATAAATCAGATTCGGGTCAGACAGATTATTGATCTGCGCCAGCACCTGCCAGCTAGTCCCATACATCGACGCGATACCACTCAACGTGTCACCGGAACGCACGGTGTACGTGTCAGACGCGGGAGTAGACGGGGCAGGAGCGGAAGGGGTCGGCACGTTGGTCACACTCGAATGACCCGCCTTATACGCGTTCCAAGAGTTCACATCACCATAGAACTTGTCAAGGTCAAGACTGCCTGAATATCCGGGCAAACGACCATTGCCAGAATACTGGCGGATGGCACACGCATACGCGCCCTCGTTCCACGGCGTATCCTGATACCCCGTAACGTCCATATTCGCGTACTGAGCCACCCACAATCCACGGTCTCCAATGTTCTGAGCATCGTTAAGCATGGACGCTCCCACGTAGACGATAGGCTGGGAGCCTGTACGCTCGTACACGCGGTCACAGAACGACCTAATCCACTGTTGTGCAGACGCGCCAGACCCGGCCAGTCCGTTACCCTGTGGCTCCCAGTCCAAACACCATACGACCTTGCCGACCCAATTCGCGCAATTGTTCACGAAGTAGTCGGCTTCGGAGACCGGGTTACCGCCGTTGGCGTAATGGTATACGCCCACGCACTTTCCCAGACTCAACGCCTGTTCCACTTGCCGGGCGCAATCCGCTGACACGTACCAGCATCCTTCCGTCGCCTTGCTGATGACGAAATCACACGGTACGGCAGACAGGTCGATACCAGCCTGCCAATTACTGATGTCGATACCATTCAAAGCCATCGAAACTCCTCCTATAGGCTGATCGTGTAGAAGAACAGCCACGCCATGCATAAAACGGCGTAGGCCGTTATCAGGACGTGGACTATCAACGAGACGGCGGCGAGCGAGAATACAAGAATCACACACCGTTTGAAACGTCTCATAGGATCATCTTAGCATCGAACGAATCGAGATTATTATTACCGATAATGAGTATTAGGCTCGGCTATTCATTATCTCCAGCCAGTTCCTCAAGCGACGCAATCCGGTCGCGTAGATCATCAGGCAACGACGGTTTAGGATGATTCTCCAAAAATTCAGGTTCGATAATCTCGCAGACCTGGCCCAGCCAGTGGCCCAGCGCGCGAATATACCCAGTTTCAAGATCAATCGTGTACTGCATCGCATCACGGTTGTTGATTAGTGCGCTTATTTTCTGGTCTTGCGCGTCTATCTGCCGTTTCATGTCTCCCTGCGCCGAGACTAGTGCCTGATATGCGCTGGTGAGGTCTGAACGTCGGTTAGCTAACCATGTTATGATTCCTCCGAGTGCTACGCCACCTACGCCGACGATTGCAGTGAGAATATCAGTCATAGTCTCTATCTTAGACCATGACGATAATGCTCATGGGATATGGGATTATGTCGTTTATCATGTGAAGAACGGCAATTGGTGAGCTTCGTCGTTCCGATTCCGAAGAACGTCGAGGCGCGAGCCGAAGGTGGTATGCCGGTGTGACCGGTTCGGTCGGCGTATTACTGCGCGAACCCTATGAAAGAGTTGACTCGTAGCGGCGTATTGGCATTCAGTGCCCTACTGAGACTAAGTACGATAGAGTCGTTCTGCTGCATGACTCCGTTAATCCAGATGCTAGTCGTGCTCCAGTCTCCGTTCATGGCACTGATACACGGGGTGTTGAGATTACCGGTGGCGCCATGCTTTTTTGCGAGAGTTTGCAAGTCAGACTGCGAATATAGTACGGGGTTGACTGTAGTGGACGCCGGACGGATGACCTTGGAGTCAGCGAAGACAATCATTTCCTGCGGCGTATCAGACGATTCCCATGTTCCGTCGTTTCTGACATAATGGGCATTATCGGCCATCGTAATAGCCTCCTGCCCATCTGCCGCGCCAATGGTGTTGAGCTGTTCAAGATCACGCGCCATCAGAACCGCGTTATTACGAATCATCGGGGCCGCATCCGACGCGACACCGACGTTCACCTTGGCAATAACAAGACCGTTGATGTTCGAGTCAGGCGTACCATCCGTGAACACTTCGATCTTTCCGCGTGGAGTCGTACCGTGCGATTGAGACGGGTCTTCCACCGTAACCGCGATTTTGTAATTGTTGGTTGAGTCCGCCAACTGCACGGTCGTATTGGTGGTGATGGCGTAGGTGTACGCGCCGAGACCGTCCCACGGGCTGATGGTACCGCAATGAGGTTTGACCGTAACGGTCAGACCGCTCACCGTGACCAGAGGACTCGGGGAACCGTAGCGGATGCCGGACAAACCGTTGAACGCGGTACCATCGGACGGTACCAATAGAGGATTAATGGCGTGCCTGTAATTGTCCGCCGTATACTCCGGTGAACCGTTCTGCGCGGTAAGCGGGTGCATGATAATAGCCATAATCAATCCTCCGAATCGTCTACACCCATTTTATCCGGGTTAGAGGATAGTTCGTCAACCTTAGCCTTGAGCGCGTCCAATTCGTCCGCTACCTGCTGGGCGAGGCGGAGCGCCGCCACTCCCAACATCGGATAATTGATGCCCACCAGACTGTCATCTGCATCGTATTCGCAGAAGAAACCTAAACCGTTTTCATCCAAATCGTCGGCTATCATGCCTACCATCGGCTGCGAATCATCAAGATTCAGGTTCTTGTCATCCTTCATCCGGTAGACGCACCATTTCACCTTGCGGAGAGCATCAACCGGAATATAATCGTCTGCGTCAACGATATCGGTTTTAACCGCACGAATAGATTGCGCCGTACCCATAGTGCCGTCGGACAATATCCACGCGGCGCGCCATTGGCCGGACGTAAACAAGTTGTTGTAGGCGTTGTCGGTACCAGTACCACCACGGTTCGGAGTCAATACCCCCCAGTTCCATTCATGTGTTTTAGCGTCAATCTCGGAACGTGTGTAACTGTTGCGGGCAATGCTTTCCTGCACCCGCTGGTCAAGATTGTTCGTCAACGTCTGCACTTCCTCATACATGGCCGTGATCTGATCGACCATAGGTTTAACGCTGTTGACGATGCTCGGAGGCAGCTCCTGCAACTGTCGTTTGATGTCCGAGAACTGGCGTGCCGTAGCGTCCGCGCTATCGAGACTGAACTTGAATTTGCTCGGCATTATCGTCCTCCTGTTGCAATGTAGGCGTGATAGTCCACGACTGACTGAAATCAATCTCGTAGCCGATGATACGGGCGGTACCGTGATTATGGTTGGGGAAATGCTCGGCGTCTTCCTCCACAGTCCATGCGATAAGGTCGCCCGGCTTCCAATCCTCATACACCATTGGAGCGGATAGCAGACTCAAGCCCATAGTGATGGTCTGGGTACCGTTCTGCATCTGCAACAATGATGATTTAGCATGTTCGTTCAGCGTTCTCTTATACTTGATGCTTGTTGACGGTTGGAACACATATTCAATCCGAGGCCGGTGGGGCTGGTCTGCAATCATCCAATCGGACTGGGGACGGTCGCCCGCGTCAGCCGTACTCACTGCCATGACCGCGTTAGCACCATAACCGTTCGTATAATCCTCCAACAGGCTGAACGTGGTCATAACACTGTCATCGAACGTTGTGCTTGGCGTGGTGGAACCGATACGGTCGGCTACCGTCATGACCGGCTCATAATGACCGTCGTTGATGGCCCGCCATGATGTACACCATTCCGGCCCGTTCAACACGTTGGCAAGCTCCTGCAATACGCTTAACAGTGTTTTGTCGTTTTCCGCCTCATACGTGCGGTCACGTTTAATGCTACTAGGGGACGTTTCGACAATAAGATTGAAACGATGGTTTTTAAGAGTGCTGGTTACGAGGTCTTCCACGATTTCGCACTGGTCACGATTAGTGTACGTGTGATCCTGCACATACACGTTATCGAGATAGTGTTCGACGGTTGCCAATGTCAGCGTCAAACCGTCACCGCGCATTGCACGCTCGCGTTTGACCACGATACCGCCCCACAATACGGTGGATTCACGCACCAGTAGTATGGCGGCCTGATACGGTGTGGTGGCTTCATCCCAATTGCGGGGAGCGTTGCGCCACGGGAGAGTGGCCGTTTCGCTGGTCGTTTCCTCGAAACGATACGTCAGATGGGTTAGTTGGAGGTCTGGGAGTTCGGCTATCACAGTACCGTCATCTAACGTGACGGCCAAGAACTGCAAACCGGAACGCTGCCATAATACACGCGCCGTTCCCGAGGATAATCCGTTCGCCTGCGGCAACCGGTTAGAAATAAAAGACATTCGCCGCCTCCTTAGATGTAAGCCGGGTTGAACGTAACCGTCATACGCGCGTTATCAGATGGTTCCTTGGCGCTGAACATCCAAACATTCTCCCCGATTTCCGCGTAGCTCCATTCTCGTCTGGTCACACGGCCACGTGCCGGGTCGGTGCCATCGACAAGAATCTCGTGTGTGGCACCGTTGATTAGAATGTAATGGCCGTCACCCAAACTGAGGTCGAACGCCATGATATGCCCGCTCGGACTATGCTCAACCTGCGGATTGACCACAGGCCCATCGATACGAATAGTCACCGGACTTGGAGCACTACCAGTGTTAGTGAGGCGCATACTACCCGACACGGTTGTTTCAGACCACACCCACGTTGATTCACTGCCCGTATTGATATCCTCGAAATGATAGGGGAACGTCATACCACCCTGAGTGTGCGGCAACCCGGTTTCTCCGCTCACCGACCGCGTATCGTACAGATACGAGTCCAAAGCGGTCAACCCGATGCTGAATTTCAGAATGTTGGCGCCAGCCCATTCCACCAATGGCGCGGAAGACGATTGCATGACCCGCACCTGACGGCTGATGTTCCCCAGTTGCACTACAAGAGACTGACTGGTGATGTTAAACGAACGTTTGAACGCATCCCAAGCGTTGATACAGTTTTCCGTGCATTTGCCGATGATATGACCCTCAACACTGATCGAACGGCCTTGAGCCACGGGAATATTGCTAAACCAGCCGTCCGACCATGCCTTGTCCTTGGTCTGCAAGGTCGAGCCAACGCCGTCGAACAGTCCCGAAACATTCTGAAACGTTACATGCCACTCACACCCGTATGAGTCGATTCCGTACAAGGGGAAACCGTTCAGGGTCAAACGGACATCGCGCGGGTCAAGGGTAAAGATAGCCATACCCTCAGTCTACCCGCGCGGCTTGTCACACGTAATGGAAATTAATTACCCTCACAGTCTCTTGAGCGGCCGCGTTCGGGTCAAGCGCGTTCACCGTGATAGGTGCGCTCACACGCGGGCCACTATTCGCGTTCATGGGCACCGGGCTAGACACTACCGGCATGGGCGTCACGATGGACGACGGTAGAAGAGAATTAACCATGTCTTCCACCGGACGAGTGGCCGCACGCTCGTTCTCAGATACGCCACGGCCAAGACCAGCAGGAATCATCCGACCTATCTCACGGTCGAACACCTTAGACGGGGACGCGATACCCAGTAGGCTCTTGGCACCGTCGATAATACCGGAAACCGCGTTCTTTACTGCTGAGATGGCCCCGCCGATGGCGTTAGTGATGCCGTTAATCAAGCCTTGAATAATGTTCTGTCCGGCGCTCAGCAACCATGATCCGGCTCTACTGAACACGCCCATGATACGGCTTGGGATACTGGTGATGAAATTCATCATCGAGCTTACGCCACTGCTGACGGCGCTGGTAATGCCACTCCATGCACTGCTTACCGCGCCCTTGATGCCGTTCCATACACTGCTGAAAATGCCGCTTATGCCGCTCAGCACGCTTGAGATGACGCCTGACACTGCATTGATGGCACCGGAAACGATACTTTGGATACCGTTCCAAACACTGGAAACGATATTCTGGATACCTTCCCATACTCCAGACCAGTCGCCGTTAATCGCTGCCAATACGGTGGTGATTATCTCGTTAATAACGTTCATAACCGAAGTAACAACCGTCTGGATGAATGGGAACACCGCGTTAATGACGCCTTGAATGTAAGTGCCCCCGATTTGGAACGCTGATTGGATGGCGGGTAGCACGGCCTGAATCAACGCAGCGATGTTATTAATCACAGGCGTTACAGCAGTCGCGATGACGCTCATAGTTTGCCCGATATTGCTCACCAAGGTAGACAACACTGGTGCAATGGTCTGGATTGCGGCCGTGATAATAGGCATGATGGCATTACCGAGATTCTGCAAAGCACTCATAAGCGGCTGGAGTGCCGGAAGCACCGTCTGAATCGACGAGGCGATGTTATTAATCACCGGCGTTACGGCAGTTGAGATAACACTCATAGTTTGCACGATGATGCTCGCCACGGTAGCTAACCCTGATGCGATGGGCTGGATTGCAGGCATGATGGCATTGCCTATATTCTGTAAGGCACTCATAAGCGGCTTAAGTGCCGGAAGCAACTGAGATTGCACCATTCCCACAACTGGTTGAAACGCTGTCTGGAACGTTGTGCCAATTTGTGAGAGAATCGGGCCGATAGTCTGCACCAGTCCCGTAAACACGCCGCTAAGTCCGCTGATTCTCTGCGCCAACATGCTGATACCGGATGTCAACGGGCCTTTAAACTGGTCAAGAATCGTCGTACCCACACCAACCACGGACGCTTCCAGATTACCCATCGCACCTTCAATAGTGCTGGTGCTGGTAGCGGCTTCCTTCGCGGCGTCCGTCATACCCAAGTCCATTATGGCTTGGTTGAATTCCTCCGCGCTGATCTCGCCTTTCTCCATCGCGTCGCGGAAGTTCCCAGTGTAAGCGCCGTTCTTTAGCATCGCCTCTTGAAGTTTGCCGGATGCACCGGGAATGGCGTCGGCTAGCTGGTTCCAGTTTTCCGTGGTGAGCTTGCCCGCGCCAGCGGTCTGCGTAAGCACCATACCCACCGAGCTAAAAGTTTCCGCGTTACCACCAGCGACAGCGTTCAAATTGCCAGCCGCCTCTGCCAGTTTGTCGAAGCCCTGTACTCCGTTCGCGGCAAGCTGAGCGGTCACGTTACGGATATCGCTGATACTGTAAACAGTCTGGTCGGCGTAAGCTTGAGTGCTAGCTGTGAGCGCGTCAATAGTACCCGTATCCAGTCCGGCGAAGTTCAGCGTGCTTTTGAACTTGTCCGCAGAGTCGGAGGCTTCGATAATGTCTCCGGTAAGATCACCGATGGCGTCCACAGCCATACCGATACCCGAGGAAACAAGACCGCCAACGGCACCGGCGGCGGCACCGAACTTCCCTAACCCGCTGGAAGACTTGCTTGAAGATTTATCAACGTTCCCAAACGCTTCATCAGCATGTCGCGCCGACTCTTCGATCTGACGGCTACCCGATTGAATATCCTTTACGCCAGCGTTCCAATCGCCGGTGTTGATCTCGGCGTCTAGGGTCAGTGTCGAGTCTGCCATCACACGTCCTTCCCGAGTTTTTCGATAATCGTGTTAATCCTGCGGTCGCCATTCTTGCTGAACGCGGCGGCTATGCAATCGAACGTCATGAGGTATTGTTCCGCCAGCCGCCGCCGTCTGATACGGCGTCCCTCCCTGAGCAGGTTCATCATCAGGGAGGAATCCACGTTGTTTTCCAGCACGTCGCGGATAGCCTGCCACCCATACAAGCCACCAAGCTCGGCGAGGATATGAACGCTCGGAAGCGGCTTGCGAGCCGCCTCCTTCTGTTTGTAATTCTTCATCGCCTCCCGTTCGGCGGAAGTAAGCAGACTATCCCACGACTTCATCATTTGCCCTGATGTCAACGGTGATGTTCTTCGCCATCAGACCGCACAACGCGGTCATGGCACGCTGGTATGCGAGGTCGCTACGCTTACGGGTCTGTTCAGCCCACACGGAGAATTTATCAGCTGGACTCATAAGCGATTCGACCAACGGGAAGATAATCTTTTCAGCGGTTTCCAAAGTTTCACGGTTCGCCACGCCAGAGCTCAGCTTGTCAATCGTCTCCGCATTATCCAAGATCGTGAGCATATCCTTCGAGCCAAGCGGGCGCATGGTGTACACGGTGCCGTCGATTTTCACGGTGAGGGTGCGGAACGCTTCTCGGGTGTCGATGCTCAAAACAGGGGTAGTCATTGTTGCTCCATTCGGGTGATATCATGGGACTGTTCCCCTTCGGAAACTTCTCTATCACACGCCCGCCATCCGACTGTGCCAGCTACGGTGGCGGGCGTTACTTATGCTCACTCACCGGCGACATTAAATTTAACCACGGTCTGAACGCTGCCGCTCTTGAACGTGACGGTACCCGCACCGGACTGCTTCAACTGAATATCCCAAGTTCCATCCCCGTTGTCAGTAGCGGAGGCCTTAGCGGTTTCAGCTACGGTGGCGGTGATGGTACCAGTCGCACCATTCGGAGACGCCATCACATTCACAGTCACATGATCGCCGACTCTGCCGAAGATGTTCGCCGGGGACGCGGTAAGCGCGGTGACCTGAACGGCCTCCGTCTTGATGGTGCCGGAATCCTCGTCGTAATACGATGGGTTATTTAGATCAAGCTCGCCCATGACCACGGCACCGTTCGCACCGGGAATCATCGAGCCGGACAGTGTGACCACGAACGGGTCGGACAGGCTCACGGTGAACTCGCCGCCCGCGCTGATTAGCGCCTGCGGGATACGGAAGTCCTGCGCCGATGAATGGCCATCGCACACGTTATGGATAATGATGTCACGCGGAGTGTTGGAAACACATTCGGTACCGCCGAAACGCACCTGACCCGTCTCGGACAGCGAACCGGAGATAACGCGCTTGAACTTCGCATTATGGTACAGTTCCGGAAACAGCATACCGAGGTAGCGGACGCTCGGACAGATAATGTTCAGCTCGAAACTCATTTCCTCATATGAGCCATTCGGTACGTTGATAGTGCCGGACTGCGAGGACACCTCGGTAGTGCCGGGAGTCAGGGTAATGGTGCCAGCTTCATCCTGAACGTAGTCGGGGGAGATCACCATATCGTCGATGGAGACTGTCTTCTTGCCAATAAGGGGGTAGGAAGCCATTGTTTGTCCTTTCGTCGGGCGGGACTGCACACGCGGCGACTAATGGACGGTTCCTATTCTACCGTTTCGGGGGAGAGTTTGTAATCCACATTGAACCGGATGCTTTTCACCCAGCGGCCTTCCCCGTCGATGGCGTCCATGTCGATTGCGGTAGCCGGATGCACGCGGATTGATACAAAGTCAATATCAGCGATAGGGTTACATGTCAGTCGGCAATACTCATGCAGACGATTGTTGACGAAGTGCAGGAGCCGGAGCATCAACTTTCCTTGTTCGATCACGTCGAAGTAGCGGCTACTGACCGTGAGCTGATCCGTGTACAGGTCGCCGTTGATGTCCACGGTGTTCGCGTTGACCCAGATGCCCTCGGCGTTCGTGACGCTACCCGTGTCCAGTACTGGGCTGGTGCCGAAGAACAGTGTCTTTCCGTAAGTGCCGAAGCCTTCGTTTTGGAGGGTCATGCACATGGCCAGATCAATCATGATGTCGCTCCTATCCTAGGTTGAAATACGACTTGGCACGGCTAGCGGCAGTGTTCCTAGCCCGCTGGAGGTAGCGTACCGTGTTCGGGTGCAACCGGTTCGTGTGTTCGCGGATACGAGCGTAAGGCACGCGACTGTTGCCGAACGTGATACGCCACTTCATTGTGGAAAGTTGTTGGAAGCGTCCGCTGTTACGCAAAGCGCCGGTGAGTACGGGAGCGTTCTGACGTGCCATCTTGAGGATGTCGGTCATCATTTTCACGCCGCCCTTGTTCAACTGTTGGGTGGAGAGTTTGCGCGCCCAATCAGCGGACAACTGTAACCGGTAGCTCATAGACTGTCCCTTCCATACGGGTTCCCGTACACGGTGATGAACCGAGTCTTCCCCATGTCCATATCATCGCCGCAACTGGCTTGCGTGACTTGGTACACTCTGCCATCGGACAATTCAACCATGAGATCGGGCCATAGTTCCATGTTTTCCCGCAAGTTCTCGGGAACCGTGTCCGTTTGAATATGGAAGCGTCGACTGCTGATACGCGAACCGTATTCGGTCGGCTGGTCAGACTGTGTTGAATGCTTCACAATCACCTGCAAGTCGGCCAGTCGTTCGTTAGGCAGACCGGGAGCCGTGTACCGCCAAAGCGTAGCCGTCTGGACTTGGTTAGGGAACAGTAGGAACGGGTCACAGAGCGTTGCCATAAGCGTAATCACCTCCCATGTAATCCTGCGGGTTGAGCCACCACGGCAGATTATGGTGTTTGCGAGGCATAGATAGGGTGCCACCGGTCTGAGTGCCGTTGCGGCATAGGCTCCATTGGTTGATAAGAGACTGGTACGGGGTTAACGCACGTTCCATAGCCGTTTCGGTGATTGTGGCGTAGCTTACGCTTACATCCTCGATGCTTTTGGACGTGATACGGTCTGTCTGGTCAAGAACGTTCTGGTCTGCCTCGATGATCGCAGCCAATACAGAAGATAATGGGGTGGGCAGTTTGGTGAACCCGTGCGTTCCTGTCACGGTGACTACCGTGCCGACATTGAGACGTTCCGTGATGGTCAGGAAGTTCGCGTACATGGTTTCGGGCGTCCATCCGTCGCTCATATCGTAGTTCACGTGAAAATCGAGTTTTACGCCGTCGGTGGTCTGCACGTTGGTCACCTCCGAATACCATGCCAGTAGGGCTACGTGGCGGCCATCTCCTACGACAATTCCCCGGTAATCATCCGTAATCGGGAATAGGGTTTTTTGGCATATGATGTTGGCGAGGTCTGCGAGCGCGGCGTCCTTCCATCGCGCATAGGTCGCGTCTCCCACTTGGTCGATTACGCTTGCGTCGATGTTCATTATTGCTCCTTCCGAAAATGAGTTAGGCCCTACCACCATTCTAGTGATAGGGCCTAGTGCGGTGCAGTCCCGCTACCTTTAGGGTAGCGTGTCAGGCGGACGCCTCCATGAGGCCTGCGCCGATCAGAGCGTCCACCACGTCGGCAACCGAACCGGACGACGGGTCAACGTGAGCGGCCTTAGTGATCTGAGCATCATGACCAGCGGGGCCACGCTCACCCTGCGGGCCGGGATTACCCTTGGGACCCTGCGGGCCGGGATCACCCTTGGGACCCTGCGGGCCGGGATTACCCTTGGGACCCTGCGGGCCGGGATCACCCTTGGGACCCTGCGGGCCGGGACCACCCTGCGGGCCGGGATCACCCTTGGGACCCTGCGGGCCGGGACCACCCTGCGGGCCGGGATCACCCTTGGGACCCTGCGGGCCGGGATCACCCTTGGGACCCTGCGGGCCACGACCTATAGCCAAGGGCTGACCTTTTTCGTCCACAATGTTGATGACCATAACCGTGTTCAGGTTGTCTTCCGGCAGTGCTTTGCCGCCGACTCGCGCGTACATCTCAGCGTTCATCAGGCAGCACCTCACTTGGCCTTCGGCTTGATGACCACGGCGGACTTCTCAGCGTCCAAACCGCCACCAGCGTAGATTTCCTGAAGATACTCGTTGGTGTTGGTGGACAATGCGAAGTTAGTGAAAGCTTCGATGGAGGTATCGCCAACCACAGCGTAATGGGATGCGGACATGATAACGCCCATTGTGTTGGTGTCGTCCGTGTCCGTCCACCATTCCGGGGTAATGATCTGGTTAACGCCGAGGGCGCGGGCCAGAGTATCGTCACCGCCGAGAGCAATGTACGTATCCCCGTTAGCGTTCGCGGACATCAGCAGATCGGCCACGGTGTCAGCGTTGCACAGCAGCACCTTGTTGCCCTGAGCGCGAACCATGTGGGAGGCCCGCACGAAGTCCATTAGCGGAGTGTTATCCGTCATGGTGTAGGAGAGCGCGAAACGGTTGCCATTCCACTCGGACGACTTGTCTGCTGCGTCGGTCACGACGGAACGGAAATGCGCCATGTCCGTATAACCACCAAGAGCGATCTGACGTTCGATGGTCTGGACGATGTAGTTCGGGAGTTCCTGCAACACGTAGCGGAGCAGAGCGCCCGGACGCTGTGTGCGGCGGATATCGCCCTTGTTCAGGTTGATGTACTTGTAGGTGTAGTCGGCCTGAAGCTCGCGCTTCACGAACGAAAGCACCTGTTTATTCTTCTCCGTGCCGTAGGAGGCCACCGGGTAGCCGTGAGCACGGGTCTGCTCAGTCAGACCGGCAACGTTGCCACCGATGGTGAGACGATCCATGCCGGTTTTGCGCAGCAGATTCCACAGGCCGGAACCGCGCGTGTTCAGCGCGTCCGAGATCGTGGTGATTGCCGCAGTCGGGATGAACTTGTCCACGCTGGTGGTGCCAACGCCGAACGATGCGGTGTCAGACATGTTACGGTTCACGGTGTCAGCCCACTCACGGTGGAACGCTTCGACACCCTTGTTGTCAGTGTCGATCAGGGCACGCTCGAACGCGATCATGGCATCATCGGAGTCAAGCCACGTCTTACGGTCGTGCGAGAACGTCACGGTACCCGACTGGTGGGCGGCGTGGTTGGCTTTGTTGATGATGATGGTCTGGCGACCGCTGGAAGTCTGCACGGGGTCCTCCGGTGCCGGGGTGCCCTCGCCCTCGCCCTCGCCTTCCTTCTGGTTGGTGATGGCAGCGGTAATGTCATCGAGAGCGGACTGCATGATGTCACCGATGGAATCGGTGAGCTGTTCCGCCTCGCCCGGGGTGAGTTTGAACTGGGCGATGGTACGCGCCAGTTTCTTCAGGAGTTCCGGGTTCATGATGTCTCCTTTCTTGTTGTTGCGGCTGTTGATTGCGGTGAAAGCGGCCCTTGGGTCGGCCCCACGATATACGACGCTGATTTCCAGTAGTTCGCCATCGTGGATGATACCGTCCTTGCCGGGACGCTGGTTGAATTCAACGGTGATGCTGAAACTGTTGGTCAGGCATCCGTCGGCGGCAAGCTGGCGGATACGTTCGCCTTGATCTACCTCGCTGAGCTTCGCTTCGGCCATTAGTCCGTCATCGGTCATCCAAAGTCGGGTGATTGCACCCGCTTGGCATTCGATACTGGGCATGTGGTCGATCAGGAGCGGAAGGGATAGTTTGTCAGACTCGGTGAGATCGGACACCAGTTTCAGAGTGCCGTCGATTAACGGCGCTTTCAGTGTCTTCAAATCTACGGTGAGTCCGTCGCACATCACTTTGCCGCTGTTGGCAAGGAAGGTTAGGGTACGACCATTGGTTTCTGGGGCACCGCTGTTGGCGAAGCTCTTACGAGTCTTCATTTTGACCCTTTCAAATAGTAGGGTAGTGGTGCGGTCGAACGTCCTTAATGGGCTTAATGTTCTGACCCCCATAGTAGCACGATGCGGTACACGTCCAAACCTTTGCAGTTCGGGCACTTCAACGTAACCATCGTGTCACGGGCGCAGGAACCCAAGTAACGTCCGCAACGTTTGCAATGGATGTCATACGTCATGATTCCACCACCTCGTAATCCTCGTAGCACCGGCAGTTGGGGTGTCCGTTCGGGGTTTGCATACTCTCGAAGTTGTTCACGTAGGTGCGGTCTCCGATTTCGACGCTGGCGTTTTCAGCCAGATACGTGTCATCCAATGAGATTCGCTTGCCTTCCATGTGTTGGCAGAATTCGCACACTTTGCCGTCACCGGAGGTACGCCATACTTTGTCCAGTCGGACGCCGAGCGTTTCGCTGAGATTGCGGGCACTGTAGAGACTGCCGAGCCGTTGCGATTGCACGGTTTCGCATCGGGCAATCAGCTCGGCGTGATCGTTGCCCATGCGTTCGAGCTCGTCACGCAAGCGTTCTGCGTCCCACTGTTCCACGTCGGCACGGTTCAGCAGTTCAAGGACGTTGTTCGTGATGGTTTTGCTGGTTGACTTGGCGATGCTACGCAAGTGTTCCACGTAGGCTTCACGCACGGTGTCGGGGAGTTCAGTCCAGAAGTAGAGTTGCCGCCAATCATCGGCAGTGTAATTCTCGACTTCCACGGCAATGGAGCTTTCCGGATGGAGTTCCGCCCACACGGTAATGACTTGCTCCAATTCGTAGCCGGTACGGCGGGCGTAGGCGGCGAGGTTGGTCATCAGGTCGTCTTTCACGTCGTTTATCCATTGGTCGCCGATGGCTTCCAAGTCGTCGCGGAGTCCGTTCTGGGATCGGCGGGTCATTCGGATGACTCTGTTCACGTAGGTTCTGGTGGCGGGCAGGATGCGTTTCTCGGTTGCCGTTTCCTGCGGTTTGATATTACGGCTATACCGTTTTGCGGCTACTGGGATAGTCAGCGTCGGAGCCTGCTGATGCAAGTCAAGACGCTTGTACGAGTCGGGTAAGCCGAGCGCGTCCACGGCAGACTCCAGACTGGCACCCATGTTCAGGAGCTGGGTGAGCGAGTCAATACGTACCTTCTGGATATCGGCCTGAACCTTCTCTACGTCGGTTTGGGAAGGCAGAGCGAGGTCGAAAGTGATGCCATACCCAAGTCCACCGGTGATACGGTCTAGTTCGAACTGCCATTTATCCCACACCGTCATACACAACGGCTTCAACGTATTCTCGATGAACGCGCGTTCGGCCTGTTCGGCGTTGGCGTAGGTCTGCCCGTTATCGATGCCGCGAATAATGTCCGGTACTGCCAGAGCGTTCGACAGTCGGTTGTTTACCACGTCGTTTAAGGTCTGCAAGTCCAGACTATCGTTGGCGTTCTGGAACGGCACCCACACCAGCTTGCTCGTGGTGCTGGGCTTATGGGTCATTGGGTCAACCGGGATCATGTTGTACACGATTCCGTTGTTGTTGCCTGCGCCTCGGAATGTGCTTTCGAGGCGGTCGCGGTTGCGTTGGAAGTCTTCAGTGTTTTCCGATACGATGCCGAGCATTCCAGCGGGTACCGCGTTGTTGCCGAAGAAACCACGCTCATAGTCGGCGATCATATCGTCCACGTTCGCCCACTTCTTCACCGTCATGACAGGAGCAACGCCGCGCGTCGGGTCGTTTGGATGCTGGCTGTAGCTGAGGGCGATGGTTTCGTCTCGGGAGAATTCGTAGACTTGTTCTCCGTCGCCCAAGTCCATCGTAACGCGATGATACCAGTCCGAGCGAGAAGAATTGTACTGGCGGCTGTTCGACGGTAGCAGCGTATATCCGATGATGTTGCCGGCTGTAATGTCTCCGCCCGGCCCGTTAGTTGTCCAGATAAGAATATCCAAGTGAGATTGGGTGAGGATGGTGGCGCAAACAATCTTGAGAAACTCCAAGCACGAATACGTGTCGTTGGGCGCGTAGAGCGCGGCCAATGGTGCGGGAGCCGGGTCGATGCGCCGGTTGTCCGAGTCCACGGCGTAGGGGATTATCGTGCTGAACCGTTGTGCGATAGCGTTCACGTAGGGAAACACGTTGTCGTAGGTGTCGTGCATGGGGATGGTGTTGCCGCCCATCGGCTGCCAAACGTTCCCGCCCATCGGTGTGGGGGACATACTGGGCGCATGGTTACGGTCGAACGCGCTCATAAAACCTTCACGGAGATTGTTCAGCAGGCTCACTTTTCCTCGATTCGTCATAAGACCCTGCGTCTAGTCTACCGGGTGCAACGCATAAACCTAGCAAACAGCAACGTCCCACGATGGAAGTTGCAGCGGCTTGTAGTAGGCGAGAAGGACGCTATCCGCTAGATCGGGGCTACCAGTCTGATTCTCTGTTTTGTAGTCTTTCTTCCGCTGCACTTCGCGTAGGTTTCTGTTGTTGATTGCCCATTCACGGGTGCTGAGTTCCTGAAACAGTTCGGCTCGGTGTTCCAGATTCGGGTTGATGGTGATTTCCGAAAGCTGTTCGGCAAACTCGAACCATAATTCCGAACTGACTGCCGGATAGCGGTCGGGATGCTTGGGCTTGGCTCCGAAGTTGACGCCGTTCACTGGTTGGTTTCGGCTGCGGAGAATATCCGTTACTCCTCCGCCCACGCCGGTATCGTCCACGTTGATGATGCTTGGATGATGTGTTCCGGCAAGGGTTATTATGCGTTCCGCTGTTTCGACAAGACTGGTCTTGCTCCAGCTCACGAGGTCTACTAGGTGGCGTCCTTTTACGATGGCTACGGCGGTTCGGTCGGCTCCGTATCGGGCCACGTCAACGCCGAAGCTTACGCCGCCGTCTGTTTGAGGTTGGCGTTCGGTCGCGTCTGTGAGTTGCTGCCAGCTTATGATCTGGTTGATTGTTTTCTCGTATGGCATTCCTTCCCAGATGTGGGCGAAGTCTGGGTTGTTTCGTGATTCCTCGACCTGTCGCAGAATCTCTTCCGGGAGTATTCCAGCTTGTTCCGCGTCCCGCCATGTGGTGTGATGGTGGGTGGTGCGTTGTTGGGTGAGCTGGCTCGGATGGGTGACGAAACGTGTGGTTATCGCATCCTCCGGGGTTAGGGGATTGCGGGTGAAGATAATGGTGCTGCCGTTCTTTCGGATGGTCGGCAGCAACACGTCTAGGCTATGGTCGGTGATGAACTGGGCTTCCTCGATCCAGCAACGGTCTACACCTTCGATGCCTTTCAACGTGCTTTCGGGGTCTTCGTGCAAGCCTTTGAACCAGAACACGCTGCCGTTGACGTGTGTTATCTGTTCGCGGGTGATAGTGAAACCGGGAAGCTCATAGCGGCTGATGATATCCGCTAAGAGCTGTTTGACGCTTTCCTGAATGCTGTTCTGGAATTCACGGGTGCATAGGATGCGGGTGGGGTACATGCTGGCTTCGAGCGCTAGGGCTAGGGCTACGCTGGTGCTTTTCGCGCCTGAACGGCCTCCGCTGTAGTCGTAGTAGCGGTATGGTGGATTGTCACGGTCATGGAGGAAGAACAATAGGTCTTCGTATGCTTTGGGGATTACGAGGTTGAATGTTCCGTTTTGTTCCATAATGTGCGCGCGATTCTCAATAGTCTGGTCTTCACCCGAGGGAACCCGAGCCTTATTGAGATAGTAGGCTCGGGTTTGTTCACTTCACCGTGACGTTGATTGTGGGCGGCTCGTACATCTGCACCGTCTGGTCAACCTGCTGGCGTGGCATGCCCTCGGTACGGTTGGCAATGTCCTGATAGGAGCGGAATGCTTTCTCACTGTCCTTCTTAGATTCAAGAACACGACGAAGGGCGATCTGTTCGGCTTGAGTCAGTTCGTCCATACGCTGCACCCATTCCGCCAGTTCCTCGTTCGTGAGTTCAAGGAATTGCTGGAGGTTGTATTTCACGCTGCCGCGTTTTGTCCATTTACGGCTGCGGTCTTGTGGGCGTTCTTGGAAGCCGCCTTTACCGGTTGGGTTGTTGACGCCTCCGGTGATTCTTCCGTGTGTGTCTCGGGTTACGTTGCTCATAAGGGATATTTTATGCTTTCTTGGGTTTAGTTTGCGTGTTGTGTTGGTTGATGATGGTTTGTATTTCTTCTGGGGTGGTGTTGAGTAGTTGGGCGATGTATTCGGTGTTGTAGTGTTTGCGGTGCCATTGGAGGGCTAGTTCGGTTTTGTGTTGGCTGAGGGGCATGATGGTTCCTTACGCGAGGATGTAGGTTATGAGTAGTTTGAGTAGGGCTATGGTGCCGGTGGTGGTGAGTAGGACGGTTAGGGTGATGAGTAGGACGCCGAGAATGCGGCCTAGCTTGTAGCCGGGTGTGGTGTTGCGGAAGTAGTCGATTTCTGGTTTTTTTGGTTTCATTGGTTTGGTTTCCATGTGATCGTGAGGGATACGCCGGTGGTGGTGTTGTCGGCGTATCGTTTGTGGCTGGTTACGTCGGTTATCTGACAGTCATCATGCCAGATGTGTGTTTCGGTGATGGCGTCGTATAGGGCGCGTTGGAGTTTGTCTATATCGGGTTTGACTGTGGGGTGTTTGCGTTTGTGGGGTGGGATGGTTTTGGGGCGTGGCAGGTAGAATGTGGTTTCTATTTTGATGTATGAGTTGGGTGGGATGGTTGGGTGTTTGTGGCTGAGGATGGTGTCGCGCACGTGGTCGCGCCACGGGCGTTCCTTCTTGTCCATCGGTATGAGGCGGGTGACGGGTTTGCCTGTGGTGCGGCTCCTGCCGGTGATTGGACGGTAGGAGCCTTTACTGGCGGGGATGCCGGGAATGAACAGGCTGAACGAGAATGGTTCGCCGGTCATTGGTTGAGCTCCGCCAAGTCGAACGTTGGTTGTGTTTCCGCTTTGAGTTTGAGTGTGCGTAGGATGTCGGCTCGGTTGTTTTGGTGCTTGTAGGCTAGTTGGTCTTGGCCGACGTATTTGAATCGTTGACCGCAATTGTGGCAGAAGAGCGGGTCTGGGTTGTTCTTGTAGATTTCGAGGATTCGTCGGCAATATTCGGCGTCGTTTTCGGGTTGTCCGTTGATGCAGCGTTGTGTGGTGTCTGGCCAGATCAATGCTCCGCATCGAGGACAATAGGAGACGGGTGGGATACCGTCCACGGGTTTCGGGCTGGCGGTGATGAACTTCATGGGCGTCCAGAAGTCTCCGGTTTTGCTGAGCATGTCCCGGTAGGTTTTGACGAAGCCTATGAGATCGAACGATTCGGCTGTAAGGCAGCATTCGAGAATGTTGAATTCGTCCATACTGTTGACGAACGCATGGCACTCCAGCAAGTAGAGTAGTGATACCGGGATACTGTTGAGTTCGTTCGCGTCCTCGTAGTCATAGAGGGTTATGGTGGTGTCTTCGCGTTCGTCTTCTGGGTCGTTCTGCCACATTTTGACGTATGCGCGTTTCGTGAATTTCATGATTGCTTCTTTCCTGAAAATACGCCGGTTTGGTAGGCGTCACAGATCATCCGGACGAGTTCGTCTGCCTCTAGTTGGATAAATGGGTACTCGCTCGTATCGATTTCACGGCCAGCAGCCTGTTTGGGATTCTCGGTTTGTTCCGATTCGGTGGTCTTCGATGAGGCCAATAATTCTAGAGCTTTATAGGAGACTTTGGCAGCTGATTCGATGGTGTAATTATCATCTTGCTTGCTAATGTCCAGAGCTCTTATGGCCGAGTGTATTGCGCAACGCAGTTGTTGGTCCGTTACGAGATAGCGGGTCATGGTAATTCCTTTCAATCGGTGGTGACTTGGGTCAGTCCGCACATTTCTCCCTTGGTGGCAGACTGTGCACGGCCAGTCTGTATCCGCAGTACGGGCAGGTCACGTAATATGTGCCCACCGTCTCGCCGCAGTGGGCGCACTCTACATATCAGATTGCTCTGCTCATTTCGTGTCCTCGCTTTGATTCGGTACTTCCGTGGGTATGTTGCCGGTGTAGCCGAGCATGGAACGGCAGTGGTCGGCTGTCTTTTCGTATGCGTTGACTTGGCCCTTCACGACACCGTATGCGGCCATGTCATGCTGCCTTAGAAGAGCGCTCGCCAGTCTCAGGCCTTCCGCTGCTAACTGTTCGCACCAGTCGATGATCTCGTTGAGCGTCTTGTCTTTCTCGGTGACGTTCACTGCCATTTAGACACGTTCCATTCGTTGTCGGTCTGGTTGAACGAGCTGGTCGGGCCGAACGGGTCGGTTCCCGGCCACTGGTTGCCGGACTGCTGAGTTTGCTGAGTCTGCTGGTTCTTGGCTTTGAGCATGGCGAGGCTGATGGTCGCGTGTTCGATGATGAAGTCGGTGCGCGGCTGCCCTTGGTTGTCGGTGTCGGTCTTCCATTTGAGGACGCCTTCGACGCGGACAGGGGTGCCCTTGCGTAGCATGCGTTCGTAGGTTTCCGCAAGTCTCAGGTCATACTCGAAGATCGTCGCCCACACGGTGTCGTGGTCAACCCACTGTTTTGTGGTCTTGTCCATGTGTCCGCCTGTGGCGGCGACTCGGATAAGCATGTAGGGGGTGCCGTTGCGGGTCTGTTTGCGTTCGGGGTCTGCCGCCAAGCGTGCGATCGGCAGTGTGATTCTTGGGTCATTCATCGTTGATCGTTGCCCCTACGGGTAGTGGTGCGATGTCGGAGTTGAAATAGTAGCGGTTACCTACCTTGATGTATGGCAGTCGTTTCTCACGGCAGTATCTGCGGACGGTCTGGATGTTGAGATGCCAGCGTTCCGCGTACTGCTCCGTCGTTGCGGTGTAGTCTTTAGCGTATTTAGCGTACATGGTTTAAATATACATCAGATTGTTCTTGATTGCAAGTAGCATTTGCTAGCTATATAATATATATATATGCGCACTGGAACCGGGCGCACCACTCAAATAAGATAGTAATAGGAATAAAGTAAGCGCCTCCCCCATGGAACCGGAAGAGAGGCGCTAACAGAAAGGTGGGAAACATGTCCGATACGAGTATAGCACAGAACTCGGGTTTTTCGATGTTGCCGAATTGGGCGGTGGATGATGACCGGTTGGGCGGCTACGACCTGCTGGTGTATATGGCGCTGATACGTCACGCCGACAACATCGGCGTCTGCTGGCCCAGCTTGGAGCGGCTGGCGAAGATCGCGCGTTGCTCACAGCCCACGGTATCCAAGAGCCTCAACGTGCTTGAACAACTTGGATATATCCGACGGGTCAAGTCCGATGGCAGGGCCAACCGGTATCACGTCTCGCTGTGGAAGCCCACCCCAAAACAGGGTTATGACCATGCACCGACCCCAAAACCTGCTTTTGACCCCCCAAAACCTGCTTTTGACCTACCCCAAAACGAGGTTTTGACGAACAATACCCAAGAGAACAAAACCCAAGAACAATACTCGCGCGGCGAAGAAAAAATCACAGTCTCCTGCCATTCAGTGGACACCCTTAAAGCGCTTATGGGATTGTGGCCGAAGAAATGCAGGGTGTCAAACGAATTCATTCAGTGCTTTAATCAGGCGTTCGATGAAGTAGGCGCCGACGCGCTTATGAGGGCGGCGAAGCGTTTCGTGGAGTCGTGCGAGGGTACGCCATTGCAGTACGTGCGGACTCTGCCCGTGTGGCTGGCCAACCCGGTTAATTGGAGGGTTCAGAAGCGGGAACAGCGGAGCGAAGCGAAGCTGTCGGATTGGATGGCCCATAGGCTTCCTGATTCCATGTCCGCCGATGTGGAGACGGTTCTGCGGGCGAGGCGTGCGTATTGGGGTGCTACTGGAGGTGTGGAGGCTTTGGAAATGGAATTCTTCCCAGACGAAGTTAAGAATGTGGGCAATTTGCAACAAGAACCAACAGTGTGATATAATATCTATATCACGTATTGTATAGAAAGGATGCATATGAAGATCTACACAAACCGATACCACGACTTTACCCCGTCACAAGGCATACCGGTACTCATAACGTACGGTTCGCCACGATGGCGACTTCCGTACGCAATCGCAGCATCGGCGAAAACAGTGACGCCGGGCCGATGGTTCATGGAAGGAACCGACGAAGAATTCACCGAACGGTATCGTGCCATGCTGGACTCACACGGGGTCGCCCGCATCAGAACGGAACTTGAAACGATATCGCAACTCAACGGAGGTAAAGACATCGTGCTTCTATGCTTCGATGACGTAAGAAAAGGCTTGTGCCACCGAACGATTTTCGCCCAATGGTGGCAGGAAAAGACTGGTGAAGAAGTCAAGGAATTACAAAAAGGTTTGGAGGCCGATCAAAATGTGCTATTCTAATGACCGTTGCTATTATTCCGCCCCTAGCTCACCGGATAGAGCGCCCAATCTCGAATTGGGAGGCGCCAAGTTCGACTCTTGGGGGGCGGTCTGATGGCAGGTTTCAACTCACCGTCCATATTGTTCCTCAACACTTGGGATAAGCCCGAACGTGATTGGAACGGGAATCTGTTTAGGCAGGCACCCGCGTCAGGGTATACGCGATACGTCGAACTGTACGCCGGAGCCTTCGCCAACTGCATGGTCGCCGTGGAGAACGGCTGGAAACCGGAGCAAATCGAGGCGTGCGACGTGTGGGCGTACACCGCAGCGCTCGGATATGCGTACAGCGGGACGCCTCTCACCGAAATGCGGGCAACAATTGACGGGTCTCCAGTGCCACTCTCCGGGAACGCTGCGGATGACGCGGCTACCGTAATCATGGCGCAATATCGTATGCGTCTCAGCAAGCACGACGATATCGATTACTACCGTGAACTTCTGGCTGATCTTGACATCAACGATTCGGAACACGTCGGCCAGCTACGGGAGCGAATCGCAGCGAATATGGTCAAGTTGGGGGGGCTGAGATACGAGCCCACCGACCCGATGAAGTACGCGGAACGCATTATGGATGACCCGCACACCATCGTGTTCGCCAATCCTCCTACGTATCCGGGAGCTTATGAAAAGTTCTTCGAGACCGGGGGGAGGTTCCAATGGGCGGAACCTGAATACAACGTGTTCAATGCTCCCGTTGATATTCCCAAGCTCTGTAAGCTGTTCGATGGGCGTAAGGCGTTGCTGATCTGCCAGCAGCAGCAAACGCCCGGAAACGCCGCAACTGATAGCCCGGTCTACGCTAGGCGTCTGGGTTTGGACAGTGTGATTTACATGAATTCCAACCGTCCGAACGAGGTCAAACGTCTTGTCGGCGGGAACATGGTGACTGTGGCGGCGTCGAAATCGGCGGAGATACCGATACCGATATTGCCCAGAGATCATCAGATTACCGAACGTTCCGAAATCAAGGTCGTACCGTTACGCGATAGAGCGGCCCAAGACTCGTATCTGCAAGTGATGCGGCATAGGATATCGGGAAACGTGAGCCCGATGTGTGTTCTCGTACTAATCGACGGTTACGTTGCCGGGATCATCGGATATGGTTTGCCGAATCCCATGTACACGATTCGCTACGCGGTATTGCGTCAAGCATTCGGGGTATCCCACAAACGGTATCGGCTTACGAAGCTGGTCACAATGATAGCGTTACGTCGTTCCACGTTCCAGCTCTGCGCTACGCCCAAGACACAGATACTCGTCGATGCGTGCGATGGGCTGGCAACCGTTGAGTACACGCGATATCCCGAAGCCAAGGGACTTCGCGGCCTGATGAAACTGGACAGACGTGACCGTAAGAATGGACAGTACCAATTGCAGTATAAGAGCGATTGGCACGAAGAGATCGGCTTAAGGAACATTCTCGGACAATTCCTAGCCAAAGAGAACAGGAGGAAATAATGGCCGATGTCGACACGTCGCAAGAAATGACCATAGCCGACGGTTTGGTAATCAAGTGGGTTGATGTGGTCAATCTCAAGGAACAAGACCTGAACGCGCAGGTCATGGAACCACGTAAGTTCGACGCGCTGACCCAGAACATCAAGCTACGAGGGATGTTGGAGTCATTGCCGTACTGTTCGCAACCGAACGGAGAAGGGCCGATAAGTATTGTTTCCGGCCATCATCGTACAAGAGCCGCCGCCCGCGCCGGTATCCAACGTATCCCGGTTATCGTGGACACGAAGCCTATGACACGTTCCACCATAACGGCGAAGCAGATTGCCGCCAACGAACTCACCGGCCACGCCGACGAGAAACTACTGGCGCAGCTGGTCACTCAGATGGGCAACGTAGACGACTTGTTGCTCAGCGGACTCGATCAGGACAGCCTACCGCACGTCGAACCGCAGCAAGTCAACCTGAACGGTTTGAATGTGAAGTACGAGTATAAGGACGTGGAGTTTTTGTTTCTGACCCGCGAATACGAAGAACTTGAACAGTTCGTGGATGATTGCAACTCGGATATGCTCGGGTTGGCGCCTATGGAATTGTACGACGAGTTCGTGCATCAGGTGACATCGTTCGCTTCACGTAACGGAATCAAGAATATGGCTGCTGCGGTATCCAAGATCATCGAGATAGCGAGGAAAGACGCCGAGGAAGAGTGATTACAGGCCGGGCGAGTCCCGGCCTTTTTGTTTGCATCATAAGACACAATGTGATATGATAAATATATCAAGCCAACAGGCTTGCGTTATTCCCAAGGAGGACACAATGAACGAGACATATATCCAGACTATTCGCGGCGGCATCCAGCGCGTCATCCACCTTGCCAAAAGACCACTGGACTCAGGAGCCCAAACGGTGCGGCTTCAACTACCATCACGAACTCTACGGGTACATCCCAGTCTACAAACTGTCCAAGCTGATCCGGGAAGCTCGGAACGAAACATGGGAGGAATACGCTTGGCTCTGCTACGAGAACCGCTACCTGACTCTGGAGCAGATGGCTGCACAGATGCTGGAGTGCGAAAGCTATACAAAGTTTTCCACGACGCTGTACGAAACCTTTAAGCAGAAATCCCAGATGGAATCGCATCACACTGTCGCAAAAGTATTCGTCGACGTTGACGGCTTCGAATACCGCGCCTTCTGACAAGGCAAAGGAGGAACAGAAATGGGAAACGCTACGGAAATCACTCTCGATCAGGCCCGCGACATGATTCGCAGCATCGATAACCGTCTAATCCCCGAATGTCGCGACTTCGACACATACACCGAGACAGACGATATCTGGCGTATCGGAGATTACGGATACGTTGACGCCGACGTGTACGAGCAAGCATTCCGGGACTATGAGGAACGTAACGGGAAGACCGAGTGGGCGCGCACCATGTACGTGCTTGAAGGCAATCAGCCGACCCGCCTCGAATTCTTCGTTAAGGCGTACAATCTCGGCGGGATGCCAATGCTGGACGGGCTTTTGGGTGCCCAGTTCGACAACGGGGACGCAGATAATGTGTATTTGACGAACGGCGAGGCATGGCCAATCTGACTTAATGCATGTCCTAGCGTCCTAGCGTCCTAATTGGCATTATCTCGCCAATTCACAGCGTCCTAACCCGTCCTACTAGGGGCGCTGGGACATGTCTATGCGTGTCGCTGATTGCTTAATCACACCACATGTGATATACTTTATATATCATCACACTATCAGAAAGGAACTTTGTAATGGCGGCCAACAACCTCAGTAACAAATTCATGAAAGTCCTCAACGAAGTCCCAAACTTCGTCACCGACGAAACCGCACAGGCAGGTAACCGGACTTACAAGTATCTCAACCTCGCCACGATACTCAAAACCATCAAACCGGTTTTCGAGAAGTACGGTCTGGCATTCAGCCAGCGCGTCACGTTCGACAACACGGGAGAAACGCGACAGGCCATCGGAACAGTGGAAACCATCATTTTCGATGATACAGACCAGATGGTGGTCTGCTCCTATCCGTTCTTCGTGACCGGCGACCCCCAGCAGGTCGGTAGCGCGATCACTTACGCCCGCCGCTATAGTCTCTACGCAGTGTTGGGCATCTTCCCCGACAAGGACGACGACGGAGCGTATGCCAAGCAGCGTTACGAGACCGCAGACCGTGCGATCAGCGCCGAACAGTACGCCGATCTGGTCAAGGCTATGGATGCGCACAATATCACATCCGCGGAGCGCGGAGACTTCATCAACGGCACTCTGAAACGTCGGGTCAGGGGATGGAATGGACTCACGCAAACCGACCTGAACAGTCTGATGAACGCCGTCAACCGAATGTAAGTGGCCTTTCGCGTTGGCGCACTTTTGGGATTTTGCTTAAAACAAACCGATTTATAAGCCCTCTTGTTCTAATAAGGGAGCTGGAATGGAGTATCTGAAATGTTTGACAACGAACTTGCCTTCGACAAGCTGCTTGACTCGCTCGGCGCGGAAACGCTGCTGGATAATCTCGTTTGGGCGTTGACGGCTGATGAGCAGCGTGAGAACTTCGGTTATATTGCGCGTTGCTTTGATATTGACCTTTCCGACTGCGAAAGCGAGGCGTGAAAGGGGAACGTAAGTAGTCTCCCTCTTATAAACCGAAAGGACAACATCAATGAAGATCATCAATGTATCGCAAGCCCACGAAACCGAGGCATGGCTCGACGAACGAGTGGGCCGTATCACCGGCACCAAAAGCGGCGGACTCGCCTTGGAACACTACGCTCAGACCGACGTAGAAAAACTTAAAGAGTACCGAGACAAGATGTTGGAACAAGCGAAGAAGGCGAAGACGCCAGACAAAGCCACCGAGTATTACACGAAGGCCCGGAACTACGATGAGAAGATCGTGGACGCCGAAGCCAAGAACAAGCGGCTTAAGGTCGGCGTGGACTTCTGGAAGTTCCTAGCGGAACTGTGGGCAGAACCAGCGGACGGTGAACCTCCGATGGAACGCGGCCACCGTCTCGAACCCGAGAATATCCAGATCATCCTCAAAGAGCTTGGCTTCAACCCCGTCGATTGCGTCCCCGATTGCGGTATCTGGGAGAGTGACGACGACAACCGTATCGCGTGCAGTCCAGACGCCTACGAGAACACTGAGAAGCCGACGTGGGCCATCGAATGCAAGTCGCTCGGCTCAGCCTACCATTTGCAGACGGTAGTGCCGTGGATGATGCACACGGACGCCATGCGATCTCATATCGTCAACCTGAAACCTGAGCTGGTGGACGTTATTGAGCAGGTTCTTCCGGAATACACGCTCGACAGAGAGGCGACCGGCTTCGACTTTATCCCCGACCAGTACAAAGCTCAGGTGCTGCAATACTTCGTGGTGTGCGATTCGCTGGAAGTCCTGTTTTTCTCGATGTTTGACCCGCGCGTGGTCGGAGAGGCAAGCCATCAGGTTATTCCCGTGTACCGTAAGGACATTACCGCAGAGATCGAGGAACATAAGCGTCGCCAGTTGGCCACGCTCCATATCTCCGATGTGCTGGCCGACGCTCTGGGGGTGACGTTCTGATGAAGACCGCAACCATTCTGGAAAGCCCGGACATGTTCGCACTATTCGACGGATGCCCCACATGCAAGCGGCAGAGCGCCGTTTATCTGATGACGTGCCGCGTGTACGCCCAACAGATGGGGCGTAGGCTCCGCATCGTATCGTCGGGCAGCCCCACCGCCCGGGCGATACGCACAATCGCCAAAGACCAAGGCGTAATCGTGCGCTACCCGATGATCTTGTTGGACGGATTGATTTACTTCGAGCCGCAAGACATCAGCCTTGACGATTACCTAGCGGACGACGACGAACCCGAAGAAGAGGAGGAACCCAATGAAGAATAACATTTTAACCAGCGACGTGCTGGGACTGTTCGACCGTAACCATATCACCGCAAACACTCTGCGTAAGTTCGTGGTGGAGAGCGTTGCCGACTTTCTCGGAGACAACAAGCACGACAAGGTGTGCGGCAAACTGTTTGACCGTTGGTATCAACACGTTCGACGCTCCATCTGGGTCGGTGCCGCTCAATACGTCTTGCAACAGCACGGGTTCAACCACGACGAAGCCACCAACGAGGCGAAACAACTCTACGAAAGCCTGTACGCGGATTGCGACAAGCGGTATCACTGCTGGCGTCGCCACGAGGAAAGGAAAACCGATGAAGACTAATGGCAATTGGTGGACTGCCGTGTTTTCCGCTGGAATCACGGCTGGATACGCGACCACTGTCGTACAGCTCTCTCCCGGCCCCGGCTATGTGTTCTCCATGCTCCGCCGCAAGCTGACCGTAAAGACCGAGAACCTGCCCAGCTCGCTCCCCACGTGGGCCAAGGATTACGCGGATAGTCTCGGAGAACTCGCCTACTGCGGCTGGTGTCTCAGCCCGTGGGTGTCGCTTCCGGTATGGGCGATGGCAGCCAAGATCAACCGGATACGGTTCGGAGTCAAGTGGGTGGCCGGGTGGATTGTGGCCGCTAGCATGGCCGCATTCCTCCGCCACTCGGCTGAAACGGCAGTGGCGTAATGTTCAGCAAACAACAGGTTCATGTGCTGTTGATTCTTTGGGTGGCTAAGCGTCCGCTTACCCATGAGGAAATCGAACGTATGGCGGTCTTAGCGAAGTATGACGATACTCCGCAGGGATTGAGGACGCGCATGATCGAGCTTGAGCGTTCCGGTCATGTGTACCGTGTCGATAGGGATGGCGTGAACAGTCGGCACTGTCATTGCTGGCGGTTCGCGCTGACTGACGATGGGCGCGAAGCCATTAGTGAGCTGTTTGGCAAAACAGAAACAATATGATATGATCTAAATATCACACATCGTATGGAGGTGAAACATGCGCAAGCAAAACACAATCAAAACCGTAATCAACGGCCAAGAAGTCACCGTGGAACAGGACAGCCAGACCGGCCAGTTCTTCACACGACAGAACATCGGCAACATCCCAGTTGACTACGCGACTATCAGCGACAGGGTGACCATCGGCCAGTGCATCAAATACTGGCGTCTACGCCACGGATATTCACAAGCGGAACTAGCCGAACGAATCGGCGTAGCCAGCCCAAACGTAATAGCCATGTGGGAAAACGAACGCCGCAAACCACAAAAGCAATACCGGTTGCGATTGGCCGAACACCTCGGCTATGACATCCTGACCAAAGACTAAAAGATAATCTAAATAGTTGCACAATTAGTTTAATCATCATCACACCAAAGGAGCAACAATGGAAACCATCAACTATCTGACCTCGATCATCAACCTCTTGCAGAAAAACCCCCAAGCACAGGAGATCATCGACACCCAAGGACTCGGACAGGAACTCACGTTCGGTCAAATCGGGATTAAAGACGCCGAAGCATTCCTCAAACTCTACGTCGTTCTAGGCAGAGTTGAAGGCGTTAAGACCACGGCCATTCATGAATGCAAGACAGACACCGATAGGCAATATTTCTTCAAACTCGTCTCCCCGATAACCTTGTACTTCTTCCACTGCGAAGGAGCATCCGAGTGAACAAAACAGACCCTGATATCGAAACCCGTATGAAAGTGTTCCACCGAGACCACGGCAGATGCTTCATTTGTGGGCGAACATTAGGCGCCTCTGCGTTTAATCTGCATCACCGGCGTATGCGCTCCCACGCTTGGGAAGGATTAAACCTACCCAGCAACCTGATCACCGTCTGCGGCTCGGGTACTATGGGATGCCACGCACGCATCCACGCCCACCCCAAGGAATCATACGCAAAAGGGTGGCTGGTCAGCGCCTACAACGATCACCCCGAGAACGTTCCAGTGTTCAGCGAATACCGAAATCAAGAATTCCTTTTGAACAACTGAAAAAAGAAAGAATAGCCCGGCACCAGTCGTCAAGACCAGTGTCGGGCTAGTTCATTCGGTCATCACACCATCGCTCGAAAGGAGCACCCCCAGTCTATCACTTGGAGGCGCCAGTGTAGATGCGGGTCATGCCTCTTCCTGCCACCCCTGCGGGTAGGTGTCCGGAGGCCACACGCACCCGTCCAGCACGCACGTGTAGTGCTTCCCGTTGTAGGTGATTTTGTCGCCTACGCGGTAGGCGGAGAGTTTGGAATGTTTCGAACATTGGTTATGCTCCTTGCATGATTGCTTGATCTTTTTGCGGCGCAGACTCCCGCCTCTTTAGGCGGGGGTTAGCCGCCCTTTTTTGTAATTATATCGAGGTATAATTACAGGCATGAGTTCGAAG